GTTATCAGTCAAAGATATAGAACGCTGCTGCGAGAGCATTGTCTCTAAGAACTTGTCTTCCATAAACATGAAGTCCTCGAACAATGTCACCAAAAGTGTCATGGTCTCTAAGAGTTTCAATGTTAAGGATAGACTGTGCAGTTGCTGTAGAAGAAATATGGCCGCAAATTACTTTACCACTTGCGTTTGAGACTGAAGGCATATTATTGGATTTATACATTTTAAATCCTCTAATCATACCTGAAGCCACTAAACCATTTCTTACTCCACCATCACCCTGATTATAATCAGAAGTCATTAGTTTTGAAGACTCACTTGCTAGTTCTTCATACCATTGCGGATTAGCTAGGAACCATCTGCCATCTTCTGGCACATTTTGTTCATCTAGTAATCTCGCTAATCTAGCCATTACAGCCAAAGGAGTAATCTCCCCTGTGCCGTAACCAGTGTCGATTGCATCATTGGCGATAGCCAGTCCTGCATTAGCAGTAGCTGAGTCAGCACCAATCACATGGTCTGGACTAGAAGTAGATACACCGCTAAATAAAGCAGTGATAACTTCTGAATCCATCGTATCTTTTAACGTATATGCCGCACTTGAAGCACCTATTGAAGCGAAGTTCACATGAGAAAGTCTTTCCTCAATGTCATCAACAATAAACTTAAATGAGTTTGCTTTGTCAATAACGAGTGAAACCTCTTGGTCAGTAAGGTACTGTTTAGTAGTGGAAGCTGCACGTGTATATGCTGCGACAGTGACAGTCGGCTCTTTGATAATCTTTACGGTATCACCAAAGGCAGAAATCTCACCTGCATAATCTGTGTTTGTTATAGCTTCAGTTACAGATGTTTTTCTAAAGAAATTTTGAATCTTCTTCGAGAAAATTTCAGGAACCCAAAACGCATTCGTTTGGCCTGAAGTGTCTGTATTAAAGTTAGAACTTGCATTCGCACTAGCATTAGGAAATGTCATAGCATTTCTCCTTCCTAGTTAAGGTTTTTGTTACACTGCAACTGATATCTACTATATGTGTTTTTTAGTAAGTCGGATTTCCAGAACCTCCATATTTCCTAGGGCCTGTATCATTAACGACACGACCTTCAGACATAGCTTCGGTTATGGCTTGTTCATTCTTATCAAATTCACTTTGAGACATAGCTGCAATTTGAGAACGAGTCCAAATCTTTTTTGAACCGTAGCCGATATCTTTACTGTTTCTAACTTGAATCATTTCAGAAGCAGGAACTAAATCGCCAGACAGTTCAGTTTTAGATTTTTTTGTGGACTTGCCGACATCTTGTTTAAATAAATCAATAGCACGAGAAGCTAACGTAGCATTTGTAGAATTGCTATAAATCCAACCTTTAATTTCTTCTGGTTGAGTTTCAGCCCATTGATGAAAACCATCTGACTCTCTAATATCTGAGAAATCTGGGTGTAACCTAGCCAATGTTGATTCAGCTTCTTTTTTAGAAATTTCAGTATTCTTATTACGAAGACCTTTTATTTCTTCTTTTAAATCTTCCATTTCTTTAGTAGCTTGAGTATGAGCAACTGATTCAACAACATCATAAACATCAGGATAATTCTTTTTAAATGCCTGAAGTTCTTCTTTACTTTTAGGAGCTTTATATTTTGGTCTATTAGCTCTTAATTGTGCATGAAGTTCTTCTTCTTTTTGTCTAAAAGAATTTACTTTACCGTCATAATGTTTTTTTAAATCATCATACCTTTTTTTATAATCAACTTTTTTATAAGGTTGAGATTCAACAGGAGTTTCTTCTTGCTCGTCTTCTCCGTCTTCTAAGTTGCGATTTGAATTTACAACTACTTTAGGAGGAGCTTTCTTAATTCCTATTGTATTAGCATCAGCAAAAGGTTTTTGTGATGCTTCCTCCATACTATCATAATCGATATAATCTTTTTTCTGATTGTATGGATTTGCTTCTTCGTCTTTTTCTTCATTCTGAGAAGTAGTTCTTTTTTCTAAAAGAGGGTTCTCATTACGTTCAGTCATTTGTTATCACCTTTCGTTGTTATTGTTGGGGTCTTGCATTATTGCAAGAGTAGCCGAAAAATAGAGTGCCTTGGTGATACCAGGGTAGCTCTATTTATAAAGCAACTACTTGTAGGGGTTTTTCATTAAACCACCACGAGCAGCACTCATGATATCCGTTGGAACAACATCTAAAGGGTTTAACTCTATTTGTTC